AAAATTAATGAAGACGGTACTATGTCTTACAAACATGATGCAGATGCTTGGATAACTAAAGGTACTGCAAAAATTTTAGTTGATTTACTTAATGGTGAACATAGAAGCCACATAGCACAATTAACATTAGAAAGTTTTGAAGGATTAGGTATTAGAAACTTACTAACTATGCAAAGACAAGTGGGCTTTGGTAGTTTGGTAGAACGAATGATACAGATAGCAAAGAATGACTGACGATACACACGATAAACTAACCAAAGCATACCTTGAATATTACAAGGCCAACGAAGCATGGGAAATACGCAAGAGTGAACGTACCAAAAGATCAGCTAGAAAATGGTTAAGTGAAATACGTAGACTAGCAAGTGAACGTAGAGTTGAGATCATAGACGAATACAAAGCCAAAAAAGAGACACCAAGCACTGATACTGAGTAAGTATCACTATGCAATGGACATATAAGGGCAAATCAATAGAAACATTACCAGAGGATTGTGAAGCATTCGTGTATCTAATCACGAACACAACCAACAACAAAAAATACATAGGTAAAAAATTAGCAAAGTTTAAAAAAACAAGACCACCACTTAAAGGTAAGAAGAATAAACGCAGAAGCAAGGTAGAATCAGACTGGAAGGACTATTGGGGTTCTTCAGATCACTTACAACAAGACGTACAGGAACTAGGCGAAGACAAATTTACAAGAGAAATACTATATTACTGTGAGTCTAGAGGCATAGCAAGTTACTTAGAAGCAAGAGAACAGTTTGAACGTAGGGTATTAGAAACAGATGAATACTACAACGGCATTATAAACGTTAGGGTAGGTGGATCTAAGATACTACGTGAAGGCCTAAAAGGCAAATAAGCCACTTTTACACTAACAAAAATTACTGTACACTAATATACTGTGTAGGCACATTAAAATTCACTATATAGCAACATTGTTTGGTCGGGATAGCTCGACTTACCTTGAGGTCACATCGATCTTGTGACTGGAACTGGTACGTTGCACGGCTTGATGCTAACGTAGGCATTAAAAGATCGTGGCTCTGTGAAAAAGATACAACCACTGCTTTAGTATAACTTGCTTAACAGGGTTATGCTAGGGTACCGAGACTATTGCGAAGGCTGTAGTAGGGGGTTAGCGGGTTTCCGCCTCCGTACATATTAATATGTAATCTACTTTGTTAAGATGGTACGCTTATCTCACATGATGGCGACAAATACTTTGCCCGGAGACGGGCGAAGTATGGCTCAACTATCTACATGATAGCAAAGTGCTTCGCACTTATATTAATCACATATGAAAAAACGTGTTTGAGCATAGCGAAAACACAGATGAGCGTTAAGCTCATCTACTAAACACTAGTGCAATTCAGGATCGCGTCCATAACGAAACGCATCACTGTCATACACTTCCACAGTTTGAACTTTGTATTGCTTATTAGGATTTACATCAACTAATTGTGCAATAGTCAAATCTGCTTCATACTCATCACTGCACTGAGTAACAACTTCCTTGGTGTCGCACTCAATAACATTATATCTCTTCTGAGGCATAAGAGTATTTACGGGGTGTACTCGATGAATTATGTATAAATATAAAGTAACAGGAGAGCAAACCATGAAAATAACGCAAATAACAAGCGAAAACGTTGTTAATGAAGCTCCCGGTGGTAATGTCTTAGGGAACGTTGCACGTAAAGTAGGTGCAAAAGTGGCTGGCGCCGTGGGTGCCAAAGGCACCGCCGCAGGAATGCAAGGAAAAAACGACGCTAACGCAAAAGCTAAGGAATTGTTTACACAGTATAGAGGATATATGGGTCAAACAGGTGGTAACCCTAAACAACCGACGGTTGATCAAGTATCTGACTTTATGAAGAAACAAGGATTACCTACAAATAGATTAAAAGGACTACAAGGACAGCTAACACCTAAACAGGTTGATGACATCTTACAGAATACTGCACAAGATAGTTTCAAAGGCAGTGATGGACAAGCGGCCGCAGGAACAGAACCAGGAACTCCTGGAGATCCTAACGCACCGAAACCGGGTGCCGGTGGTGCTGGCGCACCAGCAGGTGCTAGTGGTATACCAGCTAACATTCAAAAGGCTATCGATAGCTTAGATGCTAATGGTAAAAAAGAATTAGCGGCACTATTGTAAGGATAAGGTAATGAAGTTAGGCGAAGTTACAAACTACAACTTAAAATCACAAACCATACTTGCTGAAAGTTGGCAAGAGCTAACAGAAGCACAACGTATCTACGTTGGTAGATGGGAAAAAGATGTATGGCCACTAGTAGAAGGCATGAGCAAACTGCTAGAAGCTGATCTAACTCCTAAACAGATTGATAAAATCTTTAGTGATGCAGAACAAACTGCGATAGACTCAGGCAATAACAAAACAGCATTGGGTAAAGCAGGACAAGTAGTAGGTGACCAAGCTAAAAAACTTACAGATCAAATTAACAAACTAGCCGATGCGGCACAACAAAGTGGACCAATTAAAAACTTTGATGCACAGTTTGAAAAATTAAAAGCACAATTAAAAAAGAAACTACAAGGTAACCCAGCAGGACAAAAGATACTTGGAATAGTTGATGGTTACGGAGGATTTGCAAAAGAAAATCCAGCCAAGGCGGCATTTATCATTGGTGCAATGACTTCAGTACTTGCTTTTGCAAGTGGAGGTATTGTAAGTGGTGCGGCAATTGGTTTCTTTTTAAAACTAGCAAGTAACACACTCAAAGGTGATAAACTTTCAACAGCGGCTGGTAAGTCAATTAAAGGCGCGGCACTTGGTGCTGTGGCTGGTGCTATTGGCGATGCCATTGGAGAAATATTACCTCCGGAAATTACAAACACATTTATTAATGATGCATCAGGTGAAATAGATATAACACAACTAGACGGCATGAGTGCTACAAGCATGGCTGATCTAGATGCTGATACGGCCAAAGAACTTATTCAAACAAGAAGTGCAATGGAAGAATTAGTTGCACGAGGTAATCTAGACTCTGATGCAAAAGAAGTTTTACAAGGACAGCTTGATCAGGTAAATGATAAGATACGAGAAATAGGTGATGGTGCATCAATAAATGATACTGTTGATGCTATGCAAGACGAGTTTGGTATCAAAGGTACAGACGTTACAGTAGATAAAACTACATCCACATCAAACCAAGACGCAGGTAGTGATGTATCAACCACAGAAGTTGTTGCTGAACTTGATGCAGATAAACTTAATGAGTTTGGAGTAAATTCAGCAGATTATCCAGACAACAAATGGATTACTGACAACACACAAAGGTTGTTAGATGGTGGTATGACAGAAGAACAAATTGAAGCATTACAAAATGCACAAGGATTTAACAGAGCATTAGATCAAAGAGAATTTTTAGGAACACGTATATCAGCATCAACTTCTATAGAAGTTGGAGACTCTTTACAGGTTGACGGTGTACCAGATGACGTTGAAGTTGGACAGGTGTTCAAGTCAAGCGTAGAAAAAACAATGCCAGATGGAACTGTATACGGTGGAGTAGCCGATGTACAAATTTCAGGTGTAGACGCAGACGGAAATGCTGTTTATGAACTTAAATCTGTGTCTGTAACTACTAATCCATTTACAGAAGAACTAGACAAGGCTTTAGAAAATTTACCAGATGATGTAAGAGATGAATTGTATGATCAAATATTCAAAGGAACAGTTTCGGGTTCAATGGAAACAGCAGTTGACAACACAGCGGCCAACATTGTACAAGCCGCGGCGGCAGTTGCACTAGGTGGTGCATTAGCACAATCAGAAGTTAAACCAGCAGATGACGAAAAAGCAAAAGCAGAGTCAATAGAACGCCACAACGAAATGATTTACGAATACATTGAGTATCTAGAAGAAACAATGAACGAAGGCCCTGCATTAGACAAAATGAAAGCGGCGGCAATGGCTGGCGTTAAAAAAGTAGGCGACCTTACACAAAAAGGTATGACGCAGGTTGGCAAGGGAATGGACAAAGCCGGTAAAGCTGTACAAGGTGGTATAAGCAAAACTGCGGCAGGTATTAAGAAACAAGGTAAACAACTTGCAAACAAAGTTACAAAAGAAAAACTAATGAAGGCTTGGAAAAAGATGGGCGAGCCTACAGACACAGGAAGTATTATTAATATTCTAAGTGATGCTGGATTAGACGATGAGTCAATTGGAATAGTTGGCGACAAGTCAAGCATCAAGTTAGCAAGACCTCAAGCTGATACAGGAACTGATGCCGATGCAAGTGCCGGTGCAGATCCTGAAGCTGGGGCAGAAGATCCTAAAGCAGATGCAGGTAGCACTCCTAAAGTTGGAGGAGCTCACGCAGATAAGAAACCTATAGCACCAGGCGGTGCTAAAGCAGGTGCTACACCGGGTGCACCAGTTGATGTAAAACAATTAGCAGGTGATATACAAAAGGCAGGTGTTGCTGACGCTGTTAAACAACAACTATCGCAACCAGGCAAAGCAGGTAGCGGTGGAGATCTTGCAAGTGGTATGAAAGTAGATATACCAACATTGGCTTCACAGATTAGTGATGCAGGTGTACAGGATAAAGTAAAAGCACAACTTACACAAAAACAACCAGCACCAGCTACTGCCTAAAAGAAAGGCATACTAGTCTTTTTAGCTGTTTCTAAATTTTCTTTTACAAGTTTACTAAAAACTTCTCTATCCTCAGGACCTACTGCATACATTTCGTCAAGGGTAACACCTCCACGCATATACCAACAAAGTCTAGCTAATTCAAGTTTAAAGTTTTTAGTCTCTTTCTCCATGTCATCGACGATTCTTAGGATCTCTTCGAGAGACTTACTTAAGATCCTTACGCGAAAAAATTTGACTGATCAAATGTAATTGGTACTTCAAATTCTTTCGGAGCACCTTGTTCTTGTTCTTCAGCAGTAGTTTGAACCTTGAATGGCTCAACATCAAACTTTTTCTTTTGAGCAGTCATGTGTTCTGTGATTGCTGTAAAGAATGATTTGTCTGCATTTTTAACAAAGTCTGCAAGATGTTGATTGTTTGTAACAACCTCATCTCCTACTTGAACTGATACAATACCATTTACTACCATGTCAACTGTTATTGCAGTTAACTTCTGGAATGAAGCACTAAACCTTTGTAGCTTCTCGCCTTCATCCATTTCGGTATCTTGTACCACTTGAGCAATACGTTGCTCTTCGAAAGTTTTTGTTGCTGTTCTAGTGTACTCCTGATATGTTTGTGGTCGTAAAGTAATTTTCATATCACCTACTGTTAAAACGTTTTCATAAGTTACACTTTGATATCTGTCTAATAATTGTCTTAGGTCAAGATCAAATTTACGCTCTGTACCTGCACTAGGTACTCTAGTTTCAATTTCCATCTTCTCACCATATGTTGCAATCCTTACAGCAATTAAAATTGCATCAACATCAATGCTAGGAATCTGCCAAGCATTTTTTATATTAGGTAAACAACTTTGTATTACATTAACAACAGACTGACCATTTAATAACGCATCTGGTGTTTTCATCATTAGTTCATCCTGTGCCGTCATTGCATATACAGGAAGTTCGCCAGTTTCTGTCATTTCCAAAGCGCCTTCCGGATACCAATGACCACCACTAGGTAGTGTTACATATATCTTAGGTTGCCTAAAATATTTCTGTAACGGGTTTGGTCCAACCCCTGGTTTCATTTCTGACATTTTGTTCTCCGGCTTATTTTAAATAATACTATCATATTATACAATATTTATGGTAAGGAGTTAACTGCGTATATAATTTATGGCTAACTATAAAATAACCAATTACGAAGATTATGAAAAATTAGAACAAGCTAGGCTTATGTTAAAGCAAGAGCTTGATGCTTTTATGCCAGATTACAGCAAAGTACAGCAAATAGGCATGGATTTTGATAGTTTTTACAACACAGGTATTAAGGATAATTGGCGTACTATTGCTGTAAAGCTAGGAGATAACCAAGATCCTGTTGAACACGCAGACAAGTTTCCAAACACATTAGAAATATTAAGTAAGTGCAAAGGCGTTGAAAACTTTGGAATGAACTTTGTAAAACCATATGGTCGCATTATGCCACATACTGATCCTGAAGTAATAGTTGATGGCAAGGAAGTACCATTTATAAATTGTTTAGCTGGAGTTGTTATACCGTCAACTAACGTACACAAATGTGGTATGATGTTTAACAATAAGGAAGTAATTGTAGCAGAGGGAGAATGGATTACATTTTTACCTAGCACAAAACATTCAGCTTGGAACTATACGGATCATTATAGATTGACTTGTATGTCAACTATTAATTTAGAATATTTTTCTTCTTAAACCTGCTCTACTAACATCAAGTGTTAGACAATGTATACCGGCTTCCCAATACGTGCCGTGTCTTATAGGAACATAATCACAATCTATTTCATATTGTTTTAGATATGCAAACAGTTCAGGAATCTCTCTGCTAAACAATATACAGTTATGATCTAAAACTAAAACATTAGTGTCAAAGGATATTTCTTGATCATAGCCTCTCCACTTATCTAAATAAGTTTCTAACCATTGTTCGCTGTGCATACCTTCTGTCTTATTAAAATCCTTTTTGTAATCTTCTAGCATTGACATATGGTCTTTTAAGAAATGTCCTATCTCAATAATTTGTTTGTGTTGTAAGTAACTTGGTACCCAGTCTTTGTTTGCACAAACAATAGTTTCATCATTTACAAAAAAGAATCCGTGATCAATGTGACCCCAACCATTCATTACTGCACTATCATTAGCAACTATCTCAACTTCAGTAATATTTTTCTTACACCACTCTAATCCTTTTTGTGTACCAGGACCTTGTGTGTTTGTGATTAACTTATCTCCTGCTTTATACATTGTAGCAGTATGCCACAAAACTTTATCTGTTAATATCTTTTGATATATTTGTTTGCCACCATTCCACCATTTGGTTGTTGGATCTAAATCAGTAAGTTGTGGACTAGGTTGTGCAATCCAGTTGTAGCCTAAATCATTAAAACAATTATAAAAGCTATGTCCGTCAAAGTATCTGTCAGTTAAACTAGTGTATGTTTGATATATTGTTTCGTTAATAACAAGATACTGATCTCTTGGCACCATAGGACTGTTAGGAAACTTAATATCAAACGATGATAGTGTTGTGCGTACAGGGGTTATAGTATCAGGACGTCTTACTTTGCAACCATAACTTTTAAGTTTATCAGTTAATGCAACTAGATCTTCTTTGGTTTCTTCAAGTATTAAATTAAAATTATCTGTTGACTTGCCAGGCGGTAGTAAATGATCATAACTGCCAGGAGTATGACAGTCACCAACAATAACATCTGTAAGTTTATCCCACTCTGTCCAAATCGCCATAATTAAATATTTCTTCTAAGTATTCTTTGTCCCAATAAGAATAGTAGTCAGTCTTACTTAACCGCTCTCTTGCTGACAAAAGTTCTTTTTTGGTTTGTGCTATTATCAAAGGTACATATCCGTTGCCTGTTTTTACTCCTTTGATAAATGTTTCTCTGTGAGGGTGATCAGGTAAAAATATGTGTGTTGTATACTTTTTATTAAGTGTCTTGCAAAGTTCATCTATTTCGTCAAACGTTGAATTTATCTCCGCTTCGCAGTAGATAGTAATTTCATCTGACAAGTTTTCAAATAGCTGTGCTTCTAGCTTATTAGCTGTAATTACAGGTGGTAAATCCTTTGCAAAAGGACAAATACTGTAATTTCCTATTTCAGAGCGAGGTTTCGTGATATGCTCAAGCCAAATTCCTAGTTGTTTTTCAATATTTTCTGGCATGATTTTCCTGGCATAAATAATAAAGTATTCACATATAATATTTATGGGTGTGTTTTACAAGGTATATAACATATGGTTCAAGTCACATATCAAGGCGGAGGAATGGATGGCGTTACATCAAACGCCGCCTCAGAAGCCACATTACAGCTATTATTAAAGGCCCTCGGCGGTGGCGGAGGTGGTGCCGGTGCTGGAGCTCAGGATGCCTACAACAAAGCCCAGAAGTCTGGAGTACTACATCAAAAGCAAGATACCAAAGCAACAAAAGAAGGCACAGTAGCAACCAAGGCTGGTACTAAGGCAACTAAAGCTAGTACAAAAGCATTTAAGATGGTTACAGGTGCAGTCAAAGGACTTGCAGGAGGACTTGTAGCTGGACTTGGTAATGTAGCCGGAGCGGCAACTGGAGTAGCTAAAGAACTAGTAATGGGCGGTGACAGGCTCAGTGACTTTGGTCAACACATTACAGGATTATTAAGCACAATACCAATAGTTGGAGGAGCAATAGGTTCAGTAGGACAGATGTTCCTGAATATTGTTGATGCACAAATAGATACTTTTAGACAGCTATCTAGCACAGGTATCGACTTTGGTGGATCATTGTTTGACGTGCAACAAAAAGCTACACAAACAGGTTTAAGTTTAGAAGTATTTGCAGGAGCATTAGGTGAAGGTAGTGCTAACTTGGCACAGATGTTTGGCGGCGCAACTGCTGGTGCTAGAATGTTTACAGACCTACAAAAAAATCTTAAAGGTTCAATACCTGAGATAATGAAGTTAGGTGTGTCAATGGAAGAGATTGGTGAATTCACCAACGATTATTTAGAGATTCAAAGGATACAAGGTTCATATCAAGGCAGAACGGCGGCACAGTTAGCCAGAGGTACACAGGACTATATTAAACAACTTGACGGACTTGCTAAAGTTACAGGTATGTCAAGAAAACAAGCCGCAGAGGCTCTAAGAGCTCAAGCAAATGATAAGAGATTACAAGCATTGTATCAAAGTATTGATGATGGTACAAGAAAATCAATTGACGGTGTATTAGCCGCGGTTGGTAATGCAAGTCCAGAACTTAAAGAAGGACTAACAGAATTAATTGCAACAGGTGGTGTACCTATCAGTGATTATGCAAAAGGTTTAATGATGCAGATGCCTGAGGTTGCAGAAGCGGCCAAACAACTTAAAGAAGGTTCTATATCACAGGACGACTTTATTAAAGTTATGCAAGGTGCTAGTGCAAGAATGCAAGATGAACTAGAAGCACAAGGCGGAAACATATCTACTTTCAAAGCATTAGGCGTTGGAATATTTGACGCTATGCTTGACATGGCTAAGGTTGGTAAAATTGCAGGTGACGTAGAAGAAGCTCAAAAGGCACAAAAGAAAGCAATGGAATCAGGTGAAAAAGGACTTGCGGCCTTTGAAGCAACTATCGTTAATTTAAGAAACATGATACTTGGTACACTTATTAATAGTGGTGTGTTCAAACAGGTAACAGATTTACTTGCAGAGTTTGGTGCATACTTTACAACAGGTGACGGTGTGACAAAACTTAAATCTGGTGTTAAGATGATAAGTGATTTCTTAACTGATTTATTTGCAGACATAAAGAATATGAAGTTTTCAGATGTACTAGACAAATATGTTATTGCACCCATTAAAAGATTGCTGTTCGGAGAATCAAAAGAAGATGCTCAGAAACGTACAGGTAAGAGCGATGCGGAAGGTGGTTCAGGAATATTTGGCGGGCTTATGGATAGCTTGGGCGGACTTGCTACAAAACTAGTCATAGGCGGAGTTGGACTTGCAGTTATACTTGGTGGAATAGGATTAGCCTTAGGAGCATTGGCGGCACCGGCCGCGGCGGCATCTCCAGGACTATTAGCAATAGGAGCCGCGTTTGCAGGAATAGGTGTTGCGGCAGGTGGTATATCTATGTTAATAGATAGTATTACTGAAGGTGTTGGTAAACTAGCCGCGGGTGTAAAAGAATTTGAAAACTTAGACCCAGCCCAATTAAAACTTGTAGGTGGAGGATTAAGTGAACTTACAGGACCAATTATGGAACTTGCCAAAGGAGGCTTTGTTGCAAACTTTGTTGGTTCAGGTGCGTTTAAAAATTTAGCAGATGGTATCAAAGAATTTGAAAGTGTAAATCCACAAAACTTACACGCAGTAGGACCGGCACTTACAGCATTACACAAAGGTATGAGTGCATTTACAGGAGACGGTGTACTTGACAGTATTGGTAAAGCATTAGGAAGTTTATTTGGCGGAAGTTCAGGAAGTATTAGTGATTTAGCTAAAGACGTAAGAGAATTTGCTGACGTTGACGCACAAGGCTTAAAAGCAATTGGTGATGGATTACAGGGTATTGCAAACTTTATTGAAGCAATGGATGGAGCCAATTTACGAAACGTTTCAAAAGCACTTTCAGAACTAACTAAACAGCTTATGAAGTACCAAGAAGAATACAGTAAAATGGATGCAGAAACCAAAGCAAATCTTGTTAGTAACTTTACAAGTTTTGGTGAAGGCCAGAAGGGTGCCGCAGATAAGTTAGATCAGTTAAATAGTAGTGTACAGATGATGCTCGTTGAACTGAGAAAACAAACAAGAAGCGGTCAAGTAGTAGCAGATAGTACAGTTTAAGGATAATAAATGAGTTGGAAAAGATATTTTAACACAGTAGATACTGACAAAGGTGGCTCAGGAAACTATTCTCCTTTGGGCGGAATGTCTAATAATGGAATGGGTCCAGCTCAAGCAAATTATTCTTCTTATCTTCCAGATGTTTATGTAGGTAGTCCAAATCGTATTGAACGTTACGGACAATACAACACTATGGATTTAGATTCAGAAGTAAATGCGGCCTTAGATATTTTAGCAGAATTCACAAGTCAAAAAAACAAATCAAATCAATCACCATTTGTAATTGATTATAAACAAGACGCAACCAACACTGAAGTACAAACACTTAAACTGTACTTACAGCAATGGTGTAAGATACAGAATTTTGAAACAAAAATGTTTCGTATTTTACGTAACGTTTTTAAATATGGTGATGCTTTCTTTATTAGAGATCCTGAAACTAAACGTTGGTTCCACGTTGATCCAGCAAACGTTTCACGTATCATTGTAAATGAATCACAAGGTAAAACACCAGAACAATACATTATTAAAAATGTAAACTTAAACTTTAAAGATGCTGTAGCAACTACGCCACATCAAACAAACGGAAACGTTACAGGTGGTGGAGATGGATACTTAACAGGTTCAGTACGTGGACAAGTAGGTGCTCCTAATCAATCAATGAGCGGTGGACGTTTTCAAAAAGACGTACAAGAGATTGCCGTTGATGCAGAGAACATTGTACATTTAAGTTTAAGTGAAGGACTAGATAATAACTTTCCATTTGGTAACAGTTTATTAGAAAGTATATTTAAAGTATACAAACAAAAAGAATTACTTGAAGATGCAATTATAATTTATCGTGTACAAAGAGCACCAGAACGTAGAGTATTTTACGTTGACGTTGGTAATATGCCATCACACTTGGCTATGCAATTTGTAGAACGTGTTAAAACAGACATACACCAAAGACGTATACCTAGTGCAACAGGTGGTGGACAAAATGTTATTGATAGTGCATACAATCCATTATCAATTAACGAAGATTACTTCTTCCCACAAACAGCAGAAGGAAGAGGATCTAAGGTTGAAACATTACCAGGTGGTACTAACTTAGGTGAGATTGATGATCTTAAATACTTTACTAACAAACTTGTTAGAGGATTACGTATTCCAAGTTCATACTTACCAACAGGACCAGACGATGGTGCTACACAGTTTCAAGATGGTAGAGTAGGAACTGCATACATTCAAGAATTAAGATTCAATACGTATTGTGAAAGACTACAAAATTTAGTAGTAGAGGAATTTAGTCAGGAATTTAAACGTTACTTGATAGAAAAAGGTATCAACATTGATACTGCTATGTTTGACTTAAGATTCCAACCACCACAAAACTTTGCATCATACAGACAAAGTGAAATTGACAATGCAAGAGTACCAACGTATACGCAAATGAGTGCTATACCTTATATCTCAAACAGATTTGCATTGAAACGTTTCTTAGGTATGACTGAAGAGGAACTTGCTGAAAACGAAAGATTGTGGAGAGAAGAGAATGATGAAAACATTACTCCACCACCAACTGATGCCGCAGGCGAATTAAGAGGCGCAGGCATTTCAAGTGCAGGTATGTCAGCAGACTTGGCAGGTGAAGGAGCAGGTGAAGACGTTGCCACTGATGCAGAAGAACCAGCACCAGTAGACGGCGGAACAGCTACACCACCAAGCACAGCAACAGGCGGAGGAGCACCTGGCGGTGGAACAACACCTCCTCCAGCATAAATACTAACATGATACTACGTGAACTATTTTATTTTGACAAAGAAACGTTGGAGCCTGTAGAAAAGAAGGACTACGATCCAAGTTATGACGATTCTATTGTCTCAAAAGATGATACACGTAAAACAAGATTAACACTACGTCAGATTAATAAAATTCGTAAAGCAAGTGAACTACATAAAGAAGAGCAAGAGAAAGAACTTCATTTTGTAAGACAAATGTACGGCTTGGCCGCTAACGCAGAAGAGGCCGCTGTTTAACTTTACGAGGAATTAAATGTCCACAGCCTTTGTTATAGGTAATGGAAAATCAAGAACCCCAATACCATTAGAACCACTTAAATCGCACGGTAAGATATATGCCTGTAATGCGGTTTACAGAGACTTTGAGCCAGATTATCT